GCTTACGTTGCCCTTCACGACATGGATTGTCGCCTGGATTGGTTCCGGGAACATCGTGTGCGGCGTTGGACGCTCGACCATAGGGTATTGGACGTAATATGAGTGACCCAATCACGAAACGAGTTAGGAGAGCTGGATACAGCCAGGACAAAGGTTGTCGTTGTATTATCTGTGGCGGCGATTGGGATACTTGCAAACACTCGTTGGTGGAGGTCGATGCAGTTATTGACGTTGTGAAACAACACGATTTGATAGATAAGTATGGATTGAGGCTGTGACTATAGGAACACCAGACTTGACGTGGGCATACGGAATAGTGCGTACGAAATCAGCAGGGGAAGATATCTATGTAGCAGCCGTTGTGTGGCTATCCGGTGACCAGGCCGTTGCTTGGGAGGAACCAGGCATGTTCGCCGCATCGTCGGCTGTCCAGGTAAGACAAACAGCGAAAGCAATCGTAAAGGACCTAGACCGAAGCGTTAACATCTTCGATGGTGACGAGATTCCGTCAGAATACTGGGGTACACATGGAGCGTAACGAAGCGAAAGACCAATACGCTGCCGTTATCGTGATGCTTGTTGCGTATGCAAATTATGCAAATGAGCAGGAACGTATACAGATAACAAATCTTGCGTATGCTAAAAGTACGGTGGCAGCAATGTTTATTTACGGTACATTGGCAGCAACGGGAACGGTTGTTATGTTCGGTAAAGGCTATGCATGGGCGGGATGGTTCGGTGTTTTAATATCGGTGTTCTGTTTCTGGTTGCTGTACTCGAACCTGATAATTGCAAACACTTATCACAAGACGCGAAAGACATGGCAGGATACAAGGAAGGAAGCAGAATCAAAACTGTTCGACTACTCGTTGGGTGCCTTCGATGATTAGCCCAATGTTGGCAACTAATTGGCGTAAATCTGCGCTGGCTACTAGCAAATGGTCATACGAAATTAAGTATGACGGCATCAGGGCAATGATGACTATATCTGGAAGCAAGGTAGAGATATTCTCCAGGTCAGGTAGAAACATTACTGACAAGTATCCCGAACTTGTAGGAAGTGTCCCCAAAGGGAACGAATACAACAGAATCGTACTCGATGGTGAAATCATCGCTGTTGATGCTTTCGGTATGCCATCCTTTCAGGGATTGCAGAGTCGAATGAATCTCGAATCTGGTTCCAAGATTCTTGAGAGAGTGGAATCGGTTCCGGTCGAGTATGTGGTGTTTGACCTGCCGATACTTTGGGTTAACAACAGCAAGCAATTGGATACTCAGGTCGGCCCCACCAATTCATGGCTTGAACGCCGTGACAGTCTGGACAAGCTGTTCAAGGAAGGCATCTTCAAGTTTCCGACGGTGCAATCTGTCGCATCGGACGATATGGATGTAATGATTCAGTTCGCTGAGGACAACAACCTGGAGGGAATAATGGCGAAGCGTCACGACTCCCTCTACCTTCCGGGTGTCCGTGGACCAGCGTGGATGAAAAAGCCATTCACAAGGCGTATCAAGGCTGTGGTGGGCGGATTCACCGAGGGTACGGGGAAGCGAAGCGATAAGTTTGGTGGTTTGGTACTCGGTTTGTACAATGGCCCACAGCTTTACCACATCGGGTCGGTTGGCACCGGATTCAACGATACGACGTTGGGGTTGATGTCAACCATTCTTAATGGCAAGACATCAGATGTTTGCCCCTTTGTGGTAAAACCCCAAATAGGCAAACCGACAACATGGATTACGCCAGACCTGACCGTAGTGGTCGAGTTCAGGAATTGGACGGACGGGCTGCATATGCGTATGCCGTCGTACAAGGGTGTGACGGATGAGCCGTCAGATAACTACCTTGACGCAACAAAAAGTTGAGCGAGAACTTATCTTTACTCTAAAGGAGTTTTGTGATGAACAACGCTAGGAAAGTAGGTCGAAACCTACGCCCCGCCTGTACGTGTGAGCTAGTAGGCTCGGGATGCGAAGCCTGCTGGCCTCAGTACCACACGAACGGCTCGATGCCGTATGCTGAAAATAGGCAGAGACTTGAGCGGGTAGAGATAGACAACGCGAAGCGAGAAGTAGGCTATTACAGTGGACGTTAAGGACCTGACGCTGTTCGTTCGTAAGTGGCGTGCTACCAAGTGGTTCGACGAATCGGACCACGAGGTTGCGGACGAGATACTCCAGGCAATCAAAGTGAATAAGACAGATATCGTAGAGACGGTAGACGGAATGTTGGACAGAAGGCCCATCTGGAGATATATGAACTTTCTGCTCGACGTAAGAAGTATGGTTTCGCCTAGTGCGAAAGATGGAGATGAGGAATGTCAAGTTACAGAACAGGAATTAGTCTCAACGTAGGACCTATGACCCTGATTGCAGATATGCAGACAGTGGTCCCATCGGCGCAAAAGACGAGCATGAAGCTTGTTTGCCCCGTCCACAAATCGTTCGTGCATCAAGTATATGAATGTGATGCAGAACAACATCAAATTACGTATCAAGAAGCCCTGCGTGGTGTTGAAACCGAAAAGGGTATAAGGATTGTTCCACAGGAAACAATCCCGAAGGTTGAAAAGTCTGAATCTCTGTCATTTATTGGCGTGCCGTTGGAAAGTCTGGAAGCTAATACGATTCCGACAGGGAAAATGTATTACGTCTCGCCCTCCAAGAAGGGCGGCAACGGTGATATGTGGAACGTGATGCATGAATTAGTCTCCAGTGAAGAAACGGCGTTTGTTACGCAAGGTGCGTTGAGGAAGGGTAGAGCAACAATATTTAGGCTCACACTTTTCCAGGATTATCTTACTATCCAAGCCCTTGCGTTTCCTGGCAACATTCGTGAAGCACCAGTTGTTCCCGAAGTTGGTGAAGATAAAGAGACGCTGAAACAATGGACAGATGCTGCCCAATCGTTTGCCGATGCTACGGCTATTAAGTGGAGTCAGTTCGATACCGAGGATGAATACGAAAAGGGACTGTTGGGGATACTTGAAACCGGCGAGCTGGTGGAGCAGGAAGAAACTGATACCGATACGACTGCTGCCGCACAAATCGCGGAACTGCAGGCTCTAGTGAAGGAATTGGAGGCGAAATAAATGCAAATTGGGTTCGGTAACACCCGTGATGCGGAGGGTAGGCGAGAGTCTATACCGTTCGCCACGTTGATTGCTTGGCCTAGTGGTAAGACTTTGGATATTCCGAAGCTCACGATGGCGAAGCGTGGCGGTTGGGTGTACAAGCCGGAAGGTATGTGGACGAAGAAAGATAAGCACTTCGGTCGTGGCGAAGTGGGTCGCGAGAAGGCCCATGAGTATCTGACGGAGATAATCCGTGAGGCGTATGAGGAGCACGATTGGGAGCAACCCACGTTTGCTGGTCCTGGTATCAGTAAGCGAGAGGGGTCGGTGGGTACTTCGTATTACACCCGCTTTGCGTCGTCATATCAGTGGGAAACTCATGGTTTCGGGTTCATTGGTGCAGCATTGAAGCTTGTCGGTGACGAACTGCAGGTGCATGTGGCATTGCCAACAGCGTTGTTGGTCGATGTGTACCCGAAGTACAAGCTGCCGATACAGCATCCGACGATAACGGTGATGACAGTTGTTGCTAACGACAACGACATCGGTCGTTTCGTAGAGTCGTGGATGGATAATCCGTGGAAATCGCTGACGTTCTTTCCGAATATCAACGGAACACTAAAAGTACCCAACGCGGACGCCACAACGATGACCAATGCGGCGTTTGCGAATATTATGCGCCTCCTCAAGCCGAAGATTGACTTTGACCCTAATTGGACTGAGGCTGCCGAGTCATATCGGGAGACTGAGGACGGTAACGGTTGGAGTTACGGCATCGAGTCGTCGTTCATGTTGCGGTCAAAGAAATATCGGACAGAGGTTCTGACCCATGCGACTCGCAAGGCAATGGAGCAACTCTCTAACGTAATGAAGGAATACGGTGTTGATATGAAGCTCGGCACCACAATCAACAACGAGTTCAATTCGTTGGAGTTCGATATTCCCGAGACACATGACCCCCACAACAAGAAAGGACATCGGTTCATTATTAGGCCGAATGGGATAGAAGTGGTCTGTGGTTTCGTCACAGACGAGGACAATTACGTAAGCCATCAATCAAGACTGGCGGTTGATGAAATCGCCGCAATGTTGCAGGACGACGACGACTAAGGAAGGATGAAATATGACAACTGTACAAGAGAAACTCTCGACACTACGAGATGAATTGCTCGCCACCCACTTTGAGAGGCACGACGAGGTAGACATCACGTTGAACTCTCTCCTAATCGGTGAGCATGTCGTTTACATTGGACCTCCAGGGACAGCCAAGTCAATGCTGGCACGCAGTGTGTGCTCGGCAATCACGGGAGCGGATTATGGTGAACATCTATTCACGAAGTTCACTACTCCGGAAGAGTTCCTCGGCCCAATCTCTGTCCAGGGGTTGAAAGAGGACGCATATCGACGGGTTACAAAAGAGAAGCTTCCCGAGAAACATATCTACTTCGCTGATGAGGTCTTTAAGGCTAACTCTGCGTCGTTGAATGAGCTTTTGCCGATTATGAACGAACGTGTGTTCTTCAATGACGGTAAGGCGGTTCCGGTGCCTCTCGTGATGCTTATTGCGGCATCTAACGAGTTGCCATCTGATAGGGAAGAATTGTCGGCTATGTTCGACAGGTTCTTGTTCCGTAAGGCCGTGGATTATATCCATGAGGATACAAACTTCGTAAAGATGTTGATGCTCTCTGACGGATTCAAGGCATCTGACCCAATTACGTTCGATGAATTGAAGGAAGCGCAGGCTGCTGTTGCGGCAATCCAGTTGTCACAGGACAACATCGACACGATTGTTGCTATCCGTAACGAGATGAACCTGGACGGGATGGTTGTTTCCGATAGGCGTTATAAGAAGGCTACGAACGTGTTGAAGGCCGCTGCATATCTTGCAGGGCGTGATTACGTCGATGCTGACGACTTCTCAATCTTGAAGCATGTGTTGTGGGAGAACCCGCAAAACATCCGTGAGGTTGAACGTCTGATTCTCAATCGTACGAACCCGACAGAACGTGAAGCACTTGAACTCATCGAGATGGCTACAGAGATTCGCCAGGAGATGAGAGTTGAGCTGCGGAAGTTCAAGGCTCAGGGTGGCGATGAGCAGAAGATTAACCGTCAAGGTGTCGAGTGGTTCCAGAAGGCCAAGAAGCTCGGTAAGAAGTCGAAGGAACTTGAAGCCCGTACGAAGGCTTCCGGTAAGGCACTCAATAAGGTTGAGGAGGCTCGTTACTTCATCGCTCAGGTGATGACGGACGTTGCGAATGAAGCCCTGGGTATGGACACTTCGGCAATCGCAGATATGGTTAAAGGAAGTTAATAATGGGATTCGTTGACGAGGATGCGGTTCAGGCGTTGATTGAGAAGGTAGAGAAAGCGTTGAGGCCACTTGGCGTCACACTTGCGATGCCTCCGCAGGCTGCTTATGACCCTGACTCGAAGGCCCTGATTCTCCAAATTGTCGGATTGGTTGGCGATTCGGCATTTGAGAAGCTTGGTCAAACAGATGAGTCGAAAGTGGCGAAGCGTGAGATGCAGGAACAGTTGAAGGACCAGAAGGACGCCCGTATGACGTCTATGGTGGATAGTGCGAAAGGCGAGATAGAGGCGATGATGCGTGGTGAGGATATCTTCACTGATGCGTTGGAACGTCCCTGTCCGGAGTCTGAGGACGGTAAGCACAGTCTCCACCCAGTAGACGGGTTCTGCGTGCTATGTCATGCGGGAATGTGACGGAAAGTGGAAATGGATGCAAGAATATGGCAGAAGGTGGCCGTCTCCAGAGCCGTCCGGCCCATCGGTTTCGATGGAACAATGGAGTAGTTGGGAACAGGCGGTGCGTGATGTGGCGATTGGGTCGGTCGACCTAGAGCAATGGCGGATAGACAACTTTCTAGAATGTGGAATCGAGGACGAAAACAAGCCGTGGGTATCGGAGGATGTAGATGAAACGAACACCTGATTGGTTCAAGAATCTTGTCGCTAAGTCGTCTGGACGCGACCTGAGCGAGTTCAGGGTTCTAGACGAGTTCTACAAGGAAACCAGTACGGTCAAACATGACCGTTTCGACGCTATGCAGTATGACGGTATATTGGATAAGTCGGAAGCATTGGGTGACATAATTAAGGAACGTGCGGCAGACAACGAATCGTGGATGGACGTCGTAAAAGACGATTATTTGTCGCTGTATAAGGCAGTACCCAAACTACGTACTGCGAACGAAATAAAACCAACTCATCGTATCAACCACACCGCCATGTCGAAAATGATGGAAACCAAAGAGTTTGACGAACTTCGGACATACACCGAACTCGACGAATGGGCCTCAGCAATGGGTGCCGTGGCTTCATCGACACTTCTCGGAGAATACTTCGACGAAGCAAAAGACCTCATGGCACAGCAAGAAAAGATGGAGAAAGCCGACGAGGACCTCGAAGATGCTATGGATTCACTGAAAGACATGGCAGACCAAGAGGAAGTCGACGACCAGGAATTGCAGGAAGCATTAGACAACCTGCAAGACCAACTCAAAGACTATCAGGACCAAATGGGTGACCTTGCCGAAGAAATCGACAAGAACTCAAAGGACATAAGAGCAGCCGCTAAGGGTGCAGCAAAGGGAGCAAAAGGTGAAGCCGAGGACCTACAAGCAGCAGTAGCTACATTCGGAACAGACGCCGGTGCCCTTCGCAGGATGCCAGCAAAGAACCGAATGGAACTCGCCAGTCGTATCGCACGGTCCAAGAAGTTGCGTAGATTGGCTGACCTAGCCGGACGCATGAAGCGATTCGCCTGGGGAGAACAAGCACGGAAGATGACTCATGGAGTGGATGAAATCCACGATATCAGTCAAGGTAACGACATCAACCGTGTCCTACCCGTCGAATTGGCTGCCCTTGCAGACGAAGAAACAGAGCTGTTGTTCTACAAGCGTTTCATCGAGAAGCAGTTGTTGCAGTACGAATTGCGTGGGAAAGAAAAGGTTGCCCGTGGTGCAATCATCTGCCTTATCGACAACTCGGGTTCAATGACCGGAGACAGGGAAATGTGGGCTAAGGCTGTTGGGTTGGCGCTACTTGATGTGGCACATAAACAGGGTCGTGACTTCTACGGAATCCACTTCTCTAGTGCCTACGATGACCTACAGGAGTTCCACTTCGTCAAGGGTGACACTTCTGACATCAATCAGGTGTTGGACTTTGCTGAATACTTTATCGGTGGAGGCACGGACTTTGAGAAACCGTTGACTCGTGCCGTTGAGGTGCTGGAGGCTCAGTTCTCTGACGAGAACGCCCAGAAGGGTGACATCATCATGATTACAGATGGTGAGTCTCGTGTGTCTGACGATTGGTTGGTCCGATTCGAGAACTCGAAGGAAGTTATCGGATTCAGACTGTACGGTCTGTTGATTGGTTCGTACGGTCAACTGCTTAAGGAAATGTCTGATACGTTCCTGACAATCGGTGACTTGACTAAGGGTGACGACGCTAAGGAGGTATTTGGCTATGTCTAACGAGTTTTGGGCATTTGCTACTGGTGTTCCATTTATGGAAGAAGAGGAAGAAGAAGCAAAAACTAGTGAACTTAGTTGTATTGTCTGTGGCTGGACAAGCGAGGACGAAACGGAGTTCCTAGAGGACGACGACGGTCAACATATGTGTTGGTCGTGTGTATATCTAATGGAGAAATAATGTGGTTTAGTGAAGATGCAATAGACGTTGATTTAAACATCCATTACGGTCCAACAGTTACGATAGCCGAAATGTCAATCACCCTACTTGGCATCAAATGGCTGTTTGTTGGTGAGTCAAAGAAACATCCTAACGATGAATACAACAGGCAGGTCGGTGAGGCATACGCTGTAGCTCGTGCGCTAGAGAACGGCGCACAGATTATGACAGTAGTGGCAGATTCTGAGCTTGAAGATGAAACCGCAAGCGACGTTTACTAATCTTCCGTTGCTGACCCTGCTCGGGTTGACATCCTGGGCAATTATCGGTTGTATCACATATGTCATATGGAGAGTTGTTAACTAATGGAGAAAGAAAAGAAGATAAGGGTAGAGATAAGGCCATCACCCGAAACATATAAATGGTTGCAGAAACGAATAGAATTGCGGGAGGACGGCTGGAAGGTCCAGGACGAGATTCTGATGATGCTGGATTACATTGAGGGACTTGACCGTCGCAACGGCTTCCGGGTCCGATAATGCAATACTCAAGGCTCGTTGTCATACGTGGCGTTGTTCACATATCCCTGCAATCGGGTACAACATTGTGTCACCTGGACACAGCGAGAGAACATGCAGGCAATGACTATGCGGTTTCCCGCGGTTACGGCAGCCACCACCACGGAACAACCCTAATCAGGTCTGTTACGTGTCCTGGCTGTCTGAATCAGTTCGATATCAACCGCAGAAGCTACCGAAACAAGTATTACCATAGCTGGTCCGACACCGAAGCAGCCACAGTTTTGCAACCGATACCTGCATCCCGTCCACTACCCGGCAGGTCTGCGTTGAAGGGAATACATCGCGTCCTGTTCAATGCCCGTGAACGCGTCCGCAGGAAGTCTGTTAGCTGGATGGGGCGTGCGATGATTACGCAATCACGCAACTCGTACAGTGTTAAGACCACATCGGTGGTGCCGTGGGGTGACGCAGAACACAATGCGTACATGCTCGGGGCGAACCATATGTTGGAGGAGATACTGAGCGGATTCAAACTGCGTGAGTTCAGTGAGTGGAGAGATGAAGCCTACCGGGACCTTGCCGAGTTCGTTCACGGCGAGCTACTGGATGACGAGGATATACCGGATGACTCCTGACGAACTAATCAACGAGATATTCAAGATACAAGAGCAACGTAACCCGGACGTCGACCCAGGTGACATAACGATTGACGTACAAGATGACATGCCGCTAGTGATGGTACGACAGACTATTTACCACAAACCAGGGATGCCGTTTGCTGAACACATCATGCTGGCACAAGGTACGCCAGGTGATTCGATACAAGAAGCACTAGAAAACTTTCTCCAGGAGGTGAAAGATGGGATCAGATAACGCAGCGACAACGCTAGAAGAATATATTGACGGGGTACCCGACATTAACGTGCTTGGGTACATCGGGTGGTACTCACTACCTGACCCGCACATGGAACGAGAGCAACTCGTAAGACTCGCGAAAGCAGCGAAGATGAGCGAGGACCATCTGCCAGGGCCACCGAGGGTTGCGGACGCATTCCGTAGGGCCACAAGGTACACGGACAAGGCGAACAAGAAACCGCAGGCTACGACAGGTAGTTCGGTGTTGTACACGTTCATGCTACGTCCCGTGTCGTCCACGAGGGAAGAAACCGAAGTGCATTTGGTTCTCGAAATCCTAGACAAGCAGGGCAAGAGCCTTGAGCATGTCGAAGCAGCGAGAATCGTTCTCAATAAGAAAACCGACTTCGTGACTACGACGATTCTTCCGACGTGGACTAAGGGACACATTGTTTACGAGCCGTTGATTGAGACGGAACTAAACGAGTTCAGGGCTGAGTTCATTCAGGCCAAGAAGGAAGTGGAGCCTCAAAACATCCGTAAGACGATTCGTGATGAATTGTGGGAGATGAATGCTCTGAATGTTCGCTCTAAGGGTGGCGTCTACTTCATTCCCGTCGGCAACAAGGATAGACTTGTTGCACTCGAAACATGGGTAAATAGTTTGGGTGCATCGTTGCATACCTTGCCTTTGCCGGATACCGGAAAGCAAAAGGACATGGTGAAGGCCGCCTTTGAATCTGATGTGCACGGACAAGCACACGAGATGATTGGACAGCTCACCAACCTGACCAAAGAAGGTAAGAAGATGCCTCCGTCAGTGTGGAACAGGTACAAAACGAGACTAAATGACCTGACCAAGAGGACGAAGCAATACTCTGACCTTGTGGAAGAAGAAATGGGTAAGGCAGGCACCGAACTCATCATGTTGCATGAGAAAATCTTCTCCATCCTAGAGAACGATCAAGTATCTGAGGGGAGAAGCTAAATGCAGCCCGACCCACCCGTGACACCCGAGGAATTGGCAGCAGCTACAAAGCTTGTAGGCAAATGCTCGTACCTAATCAATGAACGAGATTACGACGGCTGTCAAGCATGTGGATGGGAAATCTATCGTTGCCAGGATGCCCATGTGATATTCGTCAACGAACACCGAGAAGAACTTCATCTGCCGGAACTTACTGACCCATACGAGGACGAAGAAGACGATGAGTAAATTAGAATCATCATTAAAGCATGAAAAGATGATGCTGATAGGCACAATCGAACGAGAACCCAGGACCAAGCACGAATACTGGGTAGCCACAGCAGGAGGCGGGAACCTGCTGCCCGACGCCGACAAACTACGCAGCATCGGATGGTCGTACAACAGAGACGCTGACCTACTCGAAAAACACTGGGACTCGTTCCGCGAAGGCGAACGCACCTTTTGGGGTGGACAATACGTGCTGATGATTAAGAAAAGCACCGGCTCATTCCAAATGGTGTCATCACATGCAGACTTCGACGCTGCCGTACTCACCGCACGGACAAAGATGCGTAGCAAGATACGGTACCCCATCTCGAAGAACCCGTGGACAATGACCCTTGCCGTAGACCTGAAAGATAAAGGCGTAGCGTCAAGAGAATCGTCCATCGCGACAGTGGTAGGAGATTTGCTAGAGAGAACCGACAAGGTTAGAAAGAGAGGCGACATTCAGCAGATAAATGACGCAGAGACAGAGCTAACGGAAGTGATTGATTCTATGAAGCTCCTGGAAGTTCGCAGACAGCAACTACAGGACAAGAAAGCGAGGATGTTTAACATATGACAATTCCCACACACTGGGACCAGCCGGAACTCCCCACGGAGCCGGTTCAGGTCGCACCACCGGAAACCCTGAACGGTAAGCCCGAAGATAATTGGGCACGGACAGACAAGTACCGTTACTGGCTACGTCAACTGTCACCTGCGATTGTGTTTAAGGCTAACGATATGGCTCGTTGGACCGGAGACTCAATCAAGGCAACATACAATACGATGCAACAGTTGTTCGCAAGTGGAGAACTCAGGCGTGTAGGGGGACCTGCGTCTGGACAATACTCCGTTACTGCCAGCCTGAAACAGCCGAGCGGTAGGACGGTACGAGTCAAGGCAAAGGACAAGCCGTTCAAAAAGGCTCCCGTCCCGAAGATTCGTGTGAAGAAACCGAAGGCAACGAACGACGTGTTCGAGATTGCCGGTAACGTCGGCAACGTCACTGTTGTACGCAACATCAAGACACACGAAATGTATGCCTTGAAGGAACTCGTCCTTAAGTAACGTGAAATACCCATACATAATCGGCGTCAACAATGACGGCTTCGAGGTGTGGGTGTTCGTTGAACTGAAAGACAACATGAGCCTGTCGATTATTGGAGCAGAAATTGACCGTGCTTCCCCCGGCAATGGGGGGAGCACAGGTCAAATCAATCCGATTGGTGACATGCAATTGTGGTCCGACGGTTGGACACCCGTACTTGTGGATGAACTGAATGCCATATGGGAACGGTGGCATCTTAACCCGATGAGAGCAGGCTCCCCGGACCAAGAAGCATATCTTCGTACGCAGCCACGACCCCCAAGTCCGGGGCAATACGACTGGATTAAGGAACAGTTGGCTAACGTCAATCTCGACCCTGACCCGACATATATGGGTACGAATGGTCGACCGTATTGGTACGGATCGGAATGGATTGAGGAAGAACTTGAGCCAGGTGTTGCGGGTTTCCTCATGAGGCTACCGAAGGGATATGTAAACGATAGTGAGATACCAACTGAATACATGTGAAGGGAGAATAAATGTGGAGTACGCCAACCGACTGGTCGCAGTTTGAGACAACTGCGTCAAGTAACACAGGTGTAGTTCAATTCGTGGGGCAGGAAGCATTGAAGGAACGGGTTAGTCCGTTCCTCGAAGCAGATGAGTTCCCACATACTCTCTTGACGGGAGAACCTGGACTGGGAAAGTCGCAGTTTGCTGAATGGATTGCGGTGACACGCAATGTCGACTATCAGGTACTTACTGCCCCAGTTGCCGAAGCGGACCTGGATGTTGCCGTCTGGAAACCGTTCGTCATACTGGACGAGGCCCACAAGCAGAAAGATTCAACGTGGCTGTTTCAACTCATGAATCAACACGAGTACACGTTCATTGCCACAACGAATCTACCAGAAAGAATGGACGACGCATTTAGATCACGGTTCGTAATGCAACTAAGGATTGCACCGTACACACTAGAGGACATGATGAAAATTGTGTTGTTCTATTCGTATGGTGGATGCGAGGACGAAGCACCTCTAGCCGTATTCGCTGCTGCGTCCGCAGGTAATCCGAGACAAGCACGGAGAATCATGGACACAGCACGAGCGCTAGGCAATTTCGACCCCGAAGTAGTCCTAAGTACCGTCAGAGTGACAGCAGACGGAGCAACAGAAGAGCACATCGCATACCTAGAACTCTTGTCGAAACACGACAAGCCACTAGGTGTAAATTATATTGCGACGATGCTCTACATAGACGAGAAAACGATCAAATACCTTGAGAGGCTCCTAACCGAAATGGACTTGGTGCAACTCACAACTAGTGGAAGAAAGCTCACAGGAAGAGGACGTGCATACGTCCACCTGCTGGAAGAAAGGGGTCTAGTATGACCACCACCCGTAGTACCACACGTTACAGTGTGACATTTGTAGAAGAACTCCCACCGCCCGAGCGGAGGGGTCGTAAGTCAGGCATCTGGATTGACAGGCTCAACCCAGTGATGGAACTCCCCGGACAATGGTGCATGGTTGCCGAAGGTCCGTACGGTAACATCAGTCGCAAGGCATGGCTTTTGAAGAAAGTAAACGAGGACGGAACACAGCACGTTGTCAAGCCGGAAGGCGTTTGGGAGTTCGCAACCCGAAGCCACGGTGTTGTAACGGACGAAGATGGTGACCCGGTATACGACGACGACGGTGAACCCAAGAAGAACGGGGCATTGTATGCAAAGTATGTCGGACCCATCGAGCCAGCAGACACCGGACGAGTTTCCATTGTTGACGAAATTGCTGAGGTTATTGGCGAACAGTAGTGAAACTGAGGGTTTGGGCGCACTTCGCGGGTCATCCGTTGGGATGGTCTACTATGCGTTGCTGCGCCTACAGTCCGCGGTAAACGACGCCCGGATTGAACTGGAAACACCGGAGATATTGTTGAGTGACGACATTATTCATCCGATATTCGACAAAGAGTGGAACTGCCTTAGTACAATCTCCATGTCGGGAGAGGCATTCTCTGCGCTGTTGGCAATGGAGGACGAATGAATCAAGAAGAAAAGAACCATGAACTCATAATCAAGATGACGCCAAACCAGTTGGCGTACATGATTGAAGCGTTCCATGATTTCATACTCGAACGCCTGCGCTGGACACTATCGAAAGATTATGTCCAATGGCGTGACGAGATAGAGTTCGAGGTACCACAATCAGTTGTCGGTGACGTAGTAACGATGTACGGTTTCTGCCTCCAGTCCTATCGGGCTAACGTCCAGATAGAACCGAGTAAGGATTTCCTTACACTCGTTTCGTTCACAGAAAATGAATGGGATATGCTCAACACCCTTGATGCGGCAAAGTCATGGAACGACCTACCAGTGATACCTGATGACATCTTCACCGCGGAATAAAGACTGGAGAGAGAAAGCCCTTTGCGCTGCACTCCCTGACGAGATTCAGGAACTCTTCTTCGCGGAGAAGGATTCGGTTAAGACCCGTGAGGCACAGGTAATCTGTTTCGAGTGTGAACCGAGAGACAGTTGCCTCTCGTTTGCTATGCATATGAGGTTAGAGGCCGGTGTTTTCGGTGGGATGCAACCTGATGACAGGGACCAGATTAAGCAGTCGAAGTCCTTTAGTAAGAAGAAGGAAGTCATTGATCGGGTTCGGGCAGAAGTAGCACTATTCGCTAAACATAATGAAACGACGCAGGAACCATAGGCCACGGGCCAAGAAGTGTACGGCCACGGGTAAGGTGGCGTACAGGAATTGGATTGATGCTGAAATCAAAAGAGGAAACTCCGAGAGTTGGCATGGCGTATCGACAAGGGTGTATCAGTGTGAGTTTTGCCATAACTATCACCTGACTACACAACCATTGAAGGAAGGACGTAATGGATAACCTAGATGCTATCACATCACATATTGACAACAACGTAAACACCGATGACGTTCTAGAAGTTCAGATAGCGGGACCTGCCGAAAAGCAGAAAGCACGGACAGGGGAGAATGTAATCTTCACAGTTACGTTACCGCCACTCACCATTGGGCTTGACTCGGAGGGTTTCGACCCTGACGATAAGTATGGCCCCAAGAAGTACACAACCCAGGGTGTTGTTGACTTTATTGCGGAAGAGATAAGTAACAGCGTTAAAGCAGGCTACACGGCATCAAGTGCGATCATTGACATATGGTGTCTGCTCGAAGACGAAATGCCTGACCAAAACGATGCAATCATAACCGTGAGGGTCGAATGATATTCGGTAACCGTTGGCGAACGCTCGCCTGGAACCGTGACACCGGAGAGAAAATAGAGCAACACTCATCCGATAACGGCCTTGAAGAGTTCGACGAACTAGTCATAGGCAACGCTGACGAACCGGCATGGTTTCATCTGGAACAAATGAACGACAATGATTGGTGGTTCTCGTTCTACATCGACAATGACCGCAGGATTGCGGGCAACATGCATGTAACGAAAGACAAACGGGAGTTTGACGTATGGTTAGAAGCCGAAGGCAAACCAGATTCGCGTTGGTCGGTGGGGCGCTTGCAATAGCACTTGCTGCGTGCACAACCTGTCCCACCACAACCACGATTAGTGAAGGCGTCGCAGTTGTACGACTATCGTCACCAGTTCCGACCACTATCCCGCTGGGTACCGTATTGGTCGAGGACTATGACTGGAACGTGCCGGAGTCTCCGCAGATAGATATGTGGGGTCACGGTGACTGGAACTCTCCGGAGTTCACCATCATGTATCCGCCGTGGCTTATAGAACAGCAGGGTGCAACGAAGATTACGATTCATCGCGCCGACGGTACTCACCTCGCTAGACCCATGACAGTAGACAGACTATTTGCGGTCGCAGAAAGTGGTACCTTCTGGTTGGAGGTTGAGTCTTTCGGACCCTGGACACTGTGGATAACCGAAGGCGCATCAAAGAAATAAAGGTCATTGTATCGTAAACGGATGATTCTCCGACGACGATACAATCAAATGTCCGACAGTCCGTTGAGGGACTAAATGGTTCCAACTAACCAGCATCAACGGGCTGTCGGACTAGTTCTCAACCCACGACTCACACGAATGAGTAGGGTCAACCACCTCATCATGGACACGGCACAGATAGTCCGCGTCCCGTAGCTGACATGTCCGGCACGAAACAATGCGGACGTTGCCGGAAACACCAAACTCGACCATAGCATGAAGCAAATCCCGCTTTAGGCGGGGAGTTTCGGTGCCATGCGCACGCATATGACATAACTTGCACAACGATATCAGATTCCATGCCTCGTCGGGGCCACCCTGCGAACGGTACTGGATGTGATGAACCTCTACCATTTGAGCAGTTCCACACACCCTGCATCGGGAATGGTCCCGCGCCCTAACCTCGTCGTATATCGGCTTAGCCATAAGAATCAACGAACCTCTTGGCGTCTCCCCCTACATCCTCGGCCATTATCATTCCATTAGGACATGGCTCAAACGTCGAATTCTTCTGATGCCCGCCAGCATGACTATAAGAATGCTCTTTCTTATGCTCAGGCAACCACCTCTCCACCCACTCATACCATGTGTAAGTAGACGTATCCTTATACGGATACACGTTATGGGCACCGTAATTCAAATGGTAGTTACCGATTGCGGTCGCAACAGTAGGAGCATAGGCAATCATACCCCGCTGGGTTGTCTCCAACGCAGCACGACGATAAGCAACGCCAGCACCATCCACCCTAACCTCACCTGACTCCATCACCTGAACCGGAGTAGACCGCGGGAACTCACGCCCAAACATCCACGGCAAACGCAACACAGTATTCCTACGGTCCATTTGCAACACTATACGCTCACCCATGTACAGACTGCGACCGAAGAAAGACGTAGGCTTTGGCGTGGCATTGCACCCAGCACGATAACCATTGTTACCGAACACCCACACAGACGACAGAAACACGGCAGGGATGCCACGGTCACGGGCAATCATGCTCAGCCAAGTCGGGATCATCTCATTAAACGCCCGCATATCTGACTTATGCTCCTCGCTGACACTACGCCGAAGCAAGTCGGGGTCGGTCACCGTTGAGGCAATTACAACGTGCGAAGCACCTTCGGATTCATTCCAAAGCGCCTCGTACGGATACTGCGCACGCATCACTTCCGACACGTCAACAACGCGACCATCAGTGTGGTCGAAATTCTCGACGATTGAATTAGCGAACTCTACCTTCTCCGCAGACGCGAAGACAACCGGACTTCTAATCACTTCAGCACCTCTCGAAACCAACGATTGCGTCAGTCCAGGTGCAACACTTCCGCCCCGTCAGGCAGTTGCGCCCAACGCACATCAGACGAAGCCGTTACAACCTCGTAAGCAATGTTAGCAAAAACTTCAGGGTCTTCAGTCGCGCCAACATTCAACGCATCCTTCATCGCATTGTCACCGACGAAGCAAATCCCGTCCTTGCCCCACCGCCAACCTTCTTCACCATTCATAGTGCACTTCTGCAAAGCCATGTCTTAGCTCCAGTAGGCGACGAATACCTCAGAGTTAGTTCCACCAGAACGAATCACTTCTGCGGATTCAATCTCGCCACGAGACAGCTCAATCATTTCATCAGCAAGAGCAAGCCCAATCACAGCAGTCGGGGTAGCACCAAAGCGAAGCCGAATGCCGTTAGTATCGACATACATGCGTGCGCCCTGATACCCGGCAGGAGGCGTCAGCCCCGTAGACACGGCACTAACCGACAATTGCTGGTCGCCCGTAGGTGTTCTCTGTTCAATCATAAAGCGCTCCTCTAATTGCAGGTGTGTCCGTGCTTGATCTGAGCATAGAACTTGTCAGCGTCAGCCTTCGACAAGCCTGCGCCCGCACCAAGCAGACCAATAGCATAGTCGATATTCGCAGACTCAAACCAATTGATTTCCTTACCGTCAACACCCACGACAACCGCCTTCACGGCAGTAGTAGTCTTGTTTCCATACTTTCCATCGGTCCCGCCCGTGTCATGGCCGAGCTTCTGTAGCTTCTCCTGCCAATGCTTCACTACTGCGTCGCCGTCAGTTGTATTAAATCCGTCACTGTATTTGCAGAACATAGTATCCGGCCTTTCTCCAGGTGTCGGTGATGGTATAGAACTACCGTCTCCCGCTACGGTATTCCAATTGATACCTGTTTTAATGTCATCAGGATGACAGTCAATTTGCCAATGCATGTAGTCGCCAAAGTCTCCACCCCAACGCCACACACGTTTCCCGTTTTTCGTTCTGATTGCCTCAACTGCAGCAACCTGCTGGGGGGTGAAACGACAAAGCGAATAGTTCCGGACTGTGCCACGAACAAACGGGTTGTCCCGTGGGTCGCAATCCATCGCAATGCCTCCAGCCACCGCATGTAAGGACAACTTTGAAGTGCCCCCGATGTTGCGACAGTTGTAGCCGCCGACAGATGAGGACTTGCCGTAACCTGTTGCGAACGCAGCTTGACTGAAAGCCTCCGCGCCTTCCTGAATCAGCTTGCTAATCCTTACGGGATCGCCAAGGACATCAATTACCACCTGCCCGTAGATGGCATCGCATGAGTTCCCCCACCATTCCCTGATTGTGCTGGTGTACGTCATCGGACGCTCCTCAGACTTGATTGTGCTTTACGCATATACAATTGAACATGACCAACAAGCTCTTCAATACTCTGAAGCGTTTCCGCGAACCAATACTTGATTTGCTCGTCATCGGTTACGCCCACATTGTACGGGATATGAACCTCTTGAGTCAAAAGAAACTGCCCCACCACACCCGTCTCTTCGGTGAACTTAATCACCAGGCCCGATTCCTCGAACGCTATACTGTGAACCTTGAATTCTACTTCGTCCATCCGGTTTCTCCTCTGGTATCTGAGACACCGTATCATATTTTACCACATGATGACGTTGCAGATGCCCCGTCCTCTGATTGATTTTATGCTCAACGGACACCACCGTACCCGTGACAAGGAACGACACCTGATCGCCCATACCTAGCTGTTCACTGAACTCTAGCAAGCCACCCTTGATTTGCAGTAGCATTCGGTCGACTTCCTCGTTCTCAAAAATCATCGGCTCGCTCCTTTTTCCACATGTCGTACACAATACGTAATGCGTCGCCCTCAGCAAGTGACAGACGCCGTATCCATGAAGAGTTATCCTCTAGATATATCGCTGCGTCTGCCTGCGCACGCAGAACGTCATAGGCCAATGCGTCCGGGTCCCTAATGAAACCGGCTATTCGTGCCTTCTCAATATAAAACGGCACCGAATCGACACGGTTAAGCCTAACGGGCTGACTCTTCAGGTACTTCACGGTCGCAATCAAATCTGAGAGGTGCCCGCCGGAGAGATAGGCGCGGGTTTCTGTCATACCACCGTGATATCGCCGTGAGTGCGTGTCTACGCCAAGCTCTTGGCCTACCCAAAGAATATAATCGGGGATCGAAGTGATGTCCCCTTCGCGAATCAACCCGACTTCGCCTCTTCGTGCGTATGAACCCACCGCTACCTCCAAGCCTTATCCGTGATGTACTCGTCGAAGGTGACTGATTGGTCGTGGGCTTTCCATTCGTTCTCGACCTTACCGAGATTGGACTTGATGTTCGGAACTATCGCGAGAGTAAGCGGAGCGAACAACATCCGTATCTCTTTACCTCCACCACCATGCCTCGACTTCAATATATCCAATCGGATATCGGCACGGTCACGAAACGTCATCATCTGTGGGTCTTTACCGTCCTGTTGCGAGGGAGCATGAAGGGCGAACACGTAGTCTCCTGTTTCCTCCACTGCGCCAGAATCCCTTGCGAAATCTAGACTGAGTTTCTCGCCTCGCCTACCTGCGCGTGAAACTTGATGCGGTGCGAATATGGCAACCTTCTCACGCTTCGCAATGTTCTTCAATTCCATGATGGCCGCCGTTGTCTGTTCGTATTGCGAACCACCCTTGAAACTACGCGACCAGTATCCCAAGTAGTCAACGATGAGGAGTTTCGGTCGCATCCCTGTCTCAAATTCGAACTCCTCTAAAAGAAACGGTATGTCTTCAGGCGGAACTCTGTTCTCGTCGTTGACACGAAAGAGCTTGAGCTTCTCACCGATCTGTTCATTCGACGTCCACGGTTGACTATACCTGCCGATACGACGGAATCGGTTGGCTATCTCACCCTTCATCTGCTCCAATGACAGAAACAAAGTAGGCGTATCGTTCCTCGCTATATTCCAGGCGACCTGGGCTGCAAACGCCGTCTTTCCAACCCCTGTTTTCGCAAGCAATATCACGACCTGACCAGGCAGCACCCCTGGGGCAATAATAGAATCTAGGTCCTTGAACCCCAATTCAATGCCGTCCTGGGTTAGCAGCTCCTCCCACTCAACCATCGAATTACCGAACGTGAACAGCCGCTTACCGCGTGCGGCATCAATGAGAGCAGAGAACTCCTCAACAGTGTGACCATCTCGCATGAAATAGTCGCCAACGTCGGTGGGGGTATCATTGGTTACGGTGAGTGACACGATCTTGGCTTTGTCGCCAATCATATCCGCTGTCCGTCGGGCACCCTCAATGCCAGGACGCTTCCCCGTATGGGGATTCACTGGGTCATGGTCGGGGATTACAAAGACACGCTTCTTGCCGTTGAAATAATGAACCCACAAATCCTTGAAGGCAGAGGCACCTGGAACACCAACGGCGGGGAATCCGTACATGTCGAGCATGATTGTGTCCATCTCGCCTTCGCAAACGTATGCCTCGTCGACGTCCTTGATGGCATTGACGTTAAACAGGCGTGTTGGCACACCAGGCAAGCCGATAGTCGGCCCACCTATTTGCTTCGCACGCAACTGTGTGATGCGCGTACCCTCAAAATAGGGGATAATGATGGCGGGAGCTGACCACATCCCATTTCCGTTGCGTTGTATCAGGCCAGCCTCACGCATTGAGCCAAGGTCGAATCTTTCGAGAAGCTTTGCGCGGAAGTCTGGCCCCATATAACCCAACCGGAACGCAACGATGGTATCTGCAGACAGGCCACGGCCTTGCAGGTACTTTACGACCTCCGGATAGTCGAACAGGGCGTCCTCCGCGATTTCAACTGCCACTCGGTAGATACTCGCCGGTTCGTGCTGTCGCACTTTCTCACCGGACTCGGGAGTATCCCCAAACTTTCGTTGCAAATCACGGAATCCGCCCTGTTCGTCACAGCGATGACATTTGTAGGCACCGTTCTCCTGGTTCACATAGAGATGACGGTGGGTACGGTTCTTAGAGTCACCACAGAACGGGCACCGTATTTGATACTGGTCACGGGATGAACCCGCAGGCTTTGGGTCAGCGCCTTTCGACCGTAGGTATTCCCCTACATTCATAGCCCCACCAAGGGACCCTATTCATTTATCCGAAAACGTCCTTGGCTGACACTGAAGACGGCGACGCGAGAACCTCCACCACGTTGTTCCACACCTTGCCGTTGGCGTCAGGGTTGCCCTCTTCGACGATGATGCGACACGGATACCCGTAGTAATCCTCTGTCTCCATCGACTCGTCAGGTTCAAACTCACGACCCGCAATAGCGGTCATGTAATTCATGGCCTTACAGGACTCGTGGTTAGAGAACTTCCGCGAGGTCTTACCTCGTAGTGTCCACCCATTCCATAGGCCAGGTTCGGTGACCTCGAAAATCCACCTGTACGCTTCGGCACCCTCACGATTACCTTCGTCGTTCGTGAACTCGTACTCGAATTCAACAATCTCTTTGAGCTTCGCGTTAAGGATTGTCTGGTCAGGGATTGGATCGAACGTTGACGCCGAATCCGTTGCTGTCATTTTCACCATTAGTTACTCCTATTTCTTTGCAGCTTTGCGTGCTTCGCCCAGGTGTTTCTTGCACAAAACCTTACGGAATCGCACCTGCCCAAGCTCGACTAGCGTTTCATCAACGACCAACACCGGCTCTCCGTCGTCACCAACCACCGGCACGCCGTCTTCAAACTGCTGCGTCATCGGGATAGCACCACACGGTTCGCCATCAACATCTGCTTCGCAATGAGGAAGCGCTGCAGGAACTGCACCGTCATTGCCCTCTTCGTCATCAAGCATTGTCATCGTTTCGGCTGGTGTCTCCGGGACAACATTTGCTGCCTCGTCTTCGGCAACAATCTCTGCTGCTATCTCGACCACATCGTCAAGCGGAACACCCGTGGAAGGAACATCTTCTTCAACGTTTTCCACCTGCTTTGCTTCACGCGCAGCTTCGATCTTCTCCTTGATATCTACCTTGTCCGACCGTTCCTGTTTCTTTTCCTCGACTTCCTCTGGTGTGGGAACACCTGGATGTTCCTCCACAACGGTAGGCTCGGTAATCTCGACGGTGACAGTAGCCAGTGTTTCATGTTCTGATGCAATCTCTACGCCTCCGTAGATCATGTCGTGCAATACGTCAAAGTCACCAACGAAATCGTCAGTGACCTGATAGATGTTCGGCAGCTTACCAGAGTGGTCTTTCACCCACCCGTAACGGGGAGTCGGTTCGGTCAGAAATCCTCGTGACGCAGACTTGCGCCCCTTTTCGTCAACGCTCTCAAAGGCAGAAAGCACCCCGACAATATCAAACCAACCTGGCGCGTCGTCCTTCGTAGCACCCTGCAAGGCAAGCTCTTTGATAATCTGTCCATCGTCACCTTCCTGCGTGTTCTTAAGGTGGTACAGAACAATGACATTCATGGGAAGGTCGATGAACGCGTTAACAATGCTGTAGTAAACGTCCGACAGCCAACCCCAGTCCTGGATATGCCATGCGCCACGGTTCCTGAGCTTCTTGCCCTCTTTTAGCGCACGCTGCAACTCGTCGCCGGTGTCAATGACAACCGTGTCGTACAACTCCTGCGCCTCTTCGGTCCTGAGATAGTCAAGAATCTCATGCATCTTATCCTCGACAGGAACTTTCAACTTCCCGTCCTCGACTTCCGGCAGCACCTTGATATGTGGCATGAACCTGTCCGCAATAGACATGATCCTCGGCTGCTCACGGAAAAAGATATAAATAGGGTTAGGTGCCGTCGAAGAAATCAACGTCTTACCTGCCCCTGCCTGTCCACAAATCGCCATCTTGATCTGGCGGCTGTAATCGCCTGCGCCAGTCATTTCTACATCAAAAGGCAAGGTCATCCTCCTACTGGTGAATCAACTTCGCTGCCACACACATCTTCGTACGGACAATACGCGCACGCATCTCCGGCGATAGTGAGCGGGAACGAATTGGTTTCAACACAACGGTCCATTTCGTTAACGGCGAGGAGTAGGCGCTTGTAGTCCTTTTCCTCACGGTAACCGGCTGAATACTTCTTGTTGTTCCGTGCGTGGAACCACCATCCTTGTCTCTTGTAGCCAGCATACTTATCGTAGGCGTCCTCAAAACCCGGAACGTCTGTCCAGAATTCTGGCCTCATAGTAGCGTATGCGTAGGCTGTGAACTGCAAGTTGTATCGCAGTTTTTCTGGAACTTTGGCACCCGTCTTGTAGTCCACGATTTCTAGCGTCTTGTTTCGTGGCCGTGCCCACACCTTATCTATGGTGCCCTCTAATTCGTGGTCACCGATAGGTACAACGAAATGTATCTCGGTGCCGATGAGGGTGCCGGACTTCCACGGCTGGAGTTCGTGGTACCTGCGTAGCATTTCCTTGCCACGCTTCCGTAGTCCCTCATGTGACGTACGGTTGTGGTAGAAGTCGATGGACAGACCCAACTTGTCGGGGTTGTCCCAGTAATAGTCGAAGGTTTTCTCAGCGAGGGCAAGGTTCCCACCGTACTCTTCATACACCTGGATAGCGAAATGCCATACGGAACCGAGGACAGTAAGCGACCCGTTTTTCTGAGGCGGGAGAAGAAGAACTTGCTCGTAATAGAACTGTCTCGCGCAGTCACCGAAAGTCTTCAGGGTTGATTGACGTACTCGCATAGTGGCGACAGTACCACCCGACTGTGACAAAAACGTGCCAATAAGGGCAGACCGCGAAAACTTTGCTTAACCTGGGAGGAGTTCCACGACGCGTTGAGCAATCTCTTCCGCCTTCAGCGACTGAAGGAGTTTCATCTGCCCGCGCATCTCATCCATCTCGCGACGCATCTCCTTCATCTCTATGCGAAGGTCGTCAATCTTTTCACCGCGAGTGTCCACTAGGTCCTTCAATTCCTGATTATTAGATCGTTGCGTCTCTGATTTTAGATAAACTGCCGCACCAAAAACAACAACAGCGAAACCGATGACAGTGAATAGAATCTGTATCCAGGGTGCCATCAGTGGTTTCTCCTCGTTAACTGGTAAATGAAGCCCATATAAATTACGAGCCAACCGGCAATCGCATACTGGCCGATACTCACAGCCAACCGGCTATACGTAATAACATGGACCGCTATCGCCAACGTGTAGATACCCCACAAGACAAAGATGAGAGCGCCGACCCCACAGAGATGCTGATTCTTGCACCCGCAAGTAGCGACAATTGCTGTGATTGCCCCCGCCAGCAGAAACAAAGCACCCGCTATAAGGCCGAGCGAATCCATTACCCCTCGATGTCTACGTAATCGTACGATTCCTCACCGGCACCGAACTGCGGAGTACCGGAAGTACCCGTATACGAACCGGCGATAGAGGTAAGCAATGAGACAACAGCCATTCCGACAGCGAGAATCGCTACCGTTCCTAGCTGTGAAGCTGCGCTACCCCAATCGTATTGAGAGGCAGACGAAAAGATTTCAGTCATAACGCCAGCAACCAAAAGTCCCTGCACGAAAGTCTTAATCATTCGCTCTGCCGCATCGCGCCAAAAAGCCGCTGTCCACATATCTATACCTCTAGATTGACTACTAGAATTGTAGCACAAATGTCGAGGTCTAGAACATTTCCCCTTCATCTGGATGCGGTATCGGTGGAGAAAAATCGACTAACGGATGACTGTCGCCAATCCTACCCATAATCACCTGTCCGCTAGACATATCGTAGGCAATCAGATTACTAGCCATATCGCCAAAAAGAATGTAAACACGTTCACCGGCTTCGGATATACTCGTACGTCGCCGGTAAACAAACATATACGGATCAGTCGTAATAACTTCCGCCAAAACATCAGAACCAACAACCAACCGGAAGCTCGTTAACCTCGCACGTTCAATTTCTCCGTACAGGCCACCCTCGTCCTGCCGAAGAGTCTCATTTTCGCCCTCATAAACGGCTTCCCAAGACACGACGCCAGGGCCAGTACGAAGCCGATTAGGTTTCATCGTACTGCCAAGTAAGCGTTTCTGTTGCCGAAGTACCAGCAGACGCCGTATTAATAACCTCAGCCTGATACACCACCAAATCACCGAAGTTGCCAGTCGATGGATTAGAAATAGTCCCAGTAACGGAAAGCGGAGCCGCGGAAGTTTTACTAAAGGCATCAACCGGAGCACCATCAAGGTCCGTAGACCCATTACCGTAATTCGCCACCGTCAATTGGTCGCCAGTTGTTCCGGTTGTTCCGGTGGCCTGATCGTAGACGTTAGCTGTTGCGACTTTCATCTCAACCCCGGTACCGTAAGATTTCGTTCCGTCCGTATACCATTTAATGTTGTCGATTGTGCCCGTAGGTGTGGCCGAACAATAAAGTTGAGTCACACACCAAAACGAATAGTTCGTTCCGGCAGCAGGAATCGGAATCGGATTCGAAGTCTCCGTTGTGTAGTGATTGTCCGAAGACGACAGTCTTGTATTGATCGAAGTAATGTCATTATTCGTTGGGGTAGACCCAGTTTGTCTCCGGACCTGTATCGTTGCAGCCATAACCGTCCCTTTCTAATAGATTATAAAATTGCCAACAGGTATACGTAAGATATCTCCAGACGCAGGACTAACCCCTGTCACCGAATCATAGAATAGCATATTGCCTCCCTGCCGACTGTCAACAAGGAATGCGTAAGTCAACAAACCCCACGAACCTTCTGGTGCCCACGAAACAAGGATATCGCTTGCCATAGCCGTCACATATTCGCCAAACGAAATCGGAATCCTGTTGTATCCCGCCGCAACAACCTCGCCAGTGAATAATCCCTCGTCACCTGGATTTGCGGACCCTAACCCAACGTATGAATCGGTGAACAACGGCATGTCAGTTTTATTAATCAACGCTTCGATCATCAATTTTTTGGCATAAGTAGTAGCAGGCATCAGTCTTTCCTCACGATCTTCCCAGTACCATAACGCAATTTTTGCCCTTCCTTGATTACCTCTATATCTGCAGCCTTAAGTAATTCGTAGCCTACGCCGACACCGAACGTTACATATATATCGACTGTTAAGTCAATATATTTGACCAATTGTATATCGGTCGTATGTGTGACCTTGACCTGAGAAGATAGAGACATATCGGTCGTGTGGTCATGGCTTTCCCTGCCAACACAGACAACATCAGTCGTATGGTCAGAATATTGTGTGCCTCCCGCTGATTTCGTAATCAAATCTGACGTACTGGCTATTGGCAATGGGTTCAACACCATGTCGGTCGTATGCGTCGAACGCATAGATGGCGTATCTTTCAACGGCCAAACAATAAGTACGTCGGGAGCATAGGAAGCCTGACTATATCCGTCTGCAAGATACACAAAATCACTACCGTCAATGGTAATCATGCCGCCACCAAAAATAAGGCTATCGTTATAACCGTATGTGCCCGAATACGTTAGCGCCGTCATCGGATATGCCCACCCCCAAGCAGTCGTGGGATGGCTCCAGTTAACTCCTGTCGTTACTTCGCCACGAGGTTGTTGTGTCGCCCCAAGCATGTCTCTAACAATGTCGAAATTGTCTGAAAGTGTTTTCTGTGTATAAATATATGTGCCAAATCCGTCGGTGACTGTATGCCCCCTGTCGCCAGGATTTGAGTAAGCCGTATCAGCCTCATTACGGAAAAAGTTCACATAACCATCAGAAGATTTAAACCCCAACATCGGGCCTTCCGGCCCATACGTATCACCATAGTTGTGATCTAAACCTTCGGTACTATTAAACGTGACAGAGGTTAAGGTCGGATTGGCCTCCGATTTCCAAACATAATACGCGTGCTTATCCGGCGTTCCCGAAATACCACCCGCGTCATAGACATAAAAGTAATAACAATACAGGTCACTACCCACCGTGCGTGTCACACTATTGTCACCCTGAAATGCTTGTGTAGAGAAGGGGAGCGGCGACAACGATTGGATAGTATCGAAAACATTTGTATTGCTGATCGAGATATGATGTCCGACAAGAGAGCCAGTATATCCGGTGTCGAAGAAATGGCACCTATCGTCTTTACCCAAAAAAACTCGGGAGGTATCTCCGGGATACTGGGCTGTACGATAATTTGTATAAGTATTCGTCCACGATGCGGACGTCCACGTATCCACACCCGTTCGCCTGCTGTATGTTGCAATAGACTCAGACAATGTACCATGCACAGTTACCGGCCCTGGGCGAAACACCACGACTTCGCCGGTTGAACGCACAACAAGATCAATCCACCCATCGTAATAAGTCGACACCTGATCGGTATGAATTGCTTCGTTCTCTACATCCCACGTTTCTGTTGACATGTCAAAACACGAATAATATGCACGCCATTCTTGGGTCTGATAATAATATCTCCCGTTGGCGTCAAGGAATGCCATATGCAATTTGTCATCAACCTGATATACGGCCACACAGTCAGTCATCTGCTTAGGCAGAAGATTCGGAGGTTCCTCCGTGTCATACCACTGCTGCAAGTCTCGCGTCTCAACTAGAAGAAACGCATTTGCGGCATTCTTTTTCGTGACGGCAACAGTTGAATAATTGACACGATTTACTTGCCAAACATTGTCAGACGAATCAACAAACAACGACGCGGAACGCGGATAATACGGACGCGAAATGTTTTCACCGAATCTTTGCCTATCGCCATCGTCTGGATAATCCCCGGCATAGGGAAACCACATTTCATAATCCTGGGTTCCCGCTACCGGCGGAGACTGATCCCAATGCCTAACCGTAAGCTTATTACCAGCCCTCGCAGCGTATACGCCACCGCCAGTATCGCCAGTGGTGCGACGGCCTGACCCGTATAGGGCGTCCCAATCCTCGCTACTATCTAACGTCCATTCAGTCCAATCATTAACGAATCCGTCGAATGTGGGCCACCCGTCGCCGGAACCTTCGATCATTATGTCAACATCATGCCGAACCTGTCCAGGTCCGTCACATACTAGATTCGTTGTATGGGTTTTAGTTGCCATCAGAAGTTAGTTGGGTAATTAGAGCCATCACCTTGAGTGTGGTAGTGGCGGGTCGCATGGATTGCTTTTATATCTTTCGTTGAATCGTCAACATATAGCACTAACAGGTGGTTCAGCGCCGAGCCGTAATCACCATATGTGGTACTTATTTCTGCCTCTTTTGTTTCGTACTGACGATTCCACAGAATCGCTTGGGTTGTCCCGTTGTGCGATGCAACATTTCCAGAACTTATACTCCTGTCGACATACTGCCAAACATCATGTCGACCATATACGGTTTCCATAATAGATAACTTGCCATCAGTGTCGGTTAACAACAACATCGGGTCTATTCCCTCGGCCTCGCCTGGCGTAGTGGGAAGATTGAACCCCAACTGATTCCGCGTACCCATCAACCGAGGCGTGGTCTGATGCTTCACTTCACAAATCAGGTAAGGATCATCTGCTGTCGTAAGGTAAACGCTTCCACCAGTAAGCGAATCGGTACCAATATAGAACGAATTATATGTAATCGGAGTAACACCATTGTAGACAGTACCCATTGTGACAACCCACGGATCGGATTTAGTGCCAGCGCCAACCACGGTAGCAGTCGTAATTGCAGACATGCCCGTGATAGCTGACTGTACGGTGGCCGCGTTCGCGTTATGCGCGATAGCAGCAGATTCCGTATTGTATACATCGTGTGGATATTTTAATGTAAACGTTCCACCCGATGCAGTCGTCCAAATCTCTTGAGTAGATAGTGGTTCTATCGTTTGGCCCATGAGGTAAGTGTTGGATGTTTCCTCTCTGGTCCAGAGAACATAGCGCGTCTGATGCACCATTCCGTACACTATGCCGACGATGCGCTCATCATACGTTGTATTGGAGGGGTCGAGATGTTGTGCGGGTGTATTGAACATATCGTGCGTGCCGAGAGAATACGGAGTTTGCCCATCGCTTGCCTTGTCACCCCATACGCCAACTTGATCTTCGTCGTACACCGCCCAAGTATGACACGCCTTGTCAACACCGTCCACGCTTTCATAGTTGACAAGTATGTTTGCACTAGATGCATATTTTTTTGTACTATAATCAGTGTCATTATAGCCCATGACGTTAACGCGAACCCCCCACACGCTTGGTAGCGATGCGGGCGCATTCAACATTTTACGCATCTGTAGGCTAAGTCCATCCCTATTCGTATCACCAGTTGTTTGGTCGCGACCCCATTTATTCATATACACTACATACGCCCAATAAGCACCATCAATAATCTCGTTATGGGTCGTATCCGATGCACCCAACACATACCTACCACCATACACTTCACCATTAATGAGTTGCACCGCCATATATCCATATATTTCGTCGATATCATACGATGCTATTGCCGTATCGAAAGTCCATGACGGAGAATATGTAGCATAAACATAATCAGCAGCCTCAGGATCGGCATTACTCCACACGCGACACACCAACTTCTTGCCATCATCTGCCGCAACAGCCCAATTGGCAACAAAACTCTTAAACGAATCAACCATAACACCAGCAGGATTAGCAGCACCCGGCAACGTGATACCAGCGACAGTACCGCCAGGCAACGTATACAAGTCAGTCGTATGGGAAACCGTAGACCGCAACACCATATCCGAGGTATGGGTTCGCTTGGGCTGGAAAATGTCGGAGAACTCGATAATACGTGGATGTGACTCTGCACCCGACTCGGCATTACCGGCCTGCCACGACGTTTCGGTACCATCAGCAGAAAGCTTATAGGCAAGAATCGTACCGATATCACCATTACCCTGCCCTGTATCGGGGTTCCCGCCAATGGTATATCCGGTAGTTGTAGAAGTAAGACCACCCGTATCGGCTTGTGCCGATACACAGAAACCGATAAGGAGATTCCCCGCTGTTGCAGCAGCAATAGTACCCGAAGTTGGTGTTGCCGTATTCTCCCGAAGATAATTCAACGAAGTCGCAACATGTATAGGATTACTGTTCGACGGAATAAACGCCGAAATAACCCCAGCCCAATCCTCACTATCGCTAGTCCAGGTAAAATTAGAAGCAGCAACATCTGCCGAATCGGCAACCTTATAACCAGACCAAGAAGTAAGGTTGTTACCAGTCGTCGTTCCCCAAGTAAAAAGCCGGGTCCAACCCGAAGGGTAAGTAGCCACCAAGTCGGGGTAGTCCTTACCAATGGCAGCAATCATCAAGTCACCGACAGCCAAACCAACCGGCTTGTTGATTACCAGTGACGTACCAACGTTTGTATTCTCTTGTGAATTCCTATGAGTGAGAGCCATCACTCACTCCTTTAGTACCAAATCGTCGTATTGACGTCATCCCCGTTGGTCGTAGGCGAACCAGTTTGAATAATTTCCACCGAAGCAGTAGCCCCGGCATGAAGCGTCGGATGACGCACCTCGTACTCATACTTGTCAACCCTCACGACACCAGCACCAGCATCCGTCTTTGTAACCCTGAATTCCCAATCCTCCGTGCTGCCCGTATCGGTAAACAAAAGTTCGTGCGCAGGAATATAGGTAGTACCGTCCGACACGGTGGTAGACGCAACCGTTGTAGCACCACCATCATTGTCAATAACTTCTGCGTCATAGGTAGCACCGGATTCAACATACACAAAAAACTTGGCAGTGTAATCGCCAGCATCTATGCCCGTACCAATATCCCAAGCGGCATAATCATCCTGATCTTCGATCTGTGTTGCAACATCATTTGTAGCAAATGCGTCAGAAACCGTACCACCATTTCCGCCAATCTCATCCTCAGCCTCGGCTTCACCAAAATCAGTTAAGGATGATTGCCAAAAATGATACGCCTGGTTCTGGTCGATAATCAAATCAACCTGCGTCGAACTGTAGCCCTCAATGTCCCGCTCAACATATGCCGTGCCGTTAAGTGAGGAACTGTCCGCAATCATCATGTCGACAGCCTGGCTACCTGGATTGTTGAACTCGACAATCCACGGATCAGATGATGTTCCCGTTCCGGTTACAGTCACTTCCGTATATGCAGTGATGTCTGTCTCTAGCCTGGTTTTGATAGTTGCGGCAACATCATCCCAATTGATTGCATTCGTCGTGTCCGCGCCATCAGAAAGTGTGAATGTGCCTCCGTCACTACCGTTTGTAGCAACAGTTACCGTCGAGGAACCACCGACAAGGTTTGTATCGTCGGCAATAAGCGTATAGGAAATGTCCTGCTCTCCCGGATCAACCCAAGTAATCACCCACGGATTCGCGCTTGTACCCGCCCCACCGACCGCAACGTCAGTGATTGCGGCTATGTCCGCTTCAAGTTCTGCCTCGATTTCTGCTGCCGTGAAATCGAAATCAAGATCACTTGTTGTGCTTGTTCCGTCAGACAAAGTGAACGTACCACTTGTCGCATTGTTGTAAACGTATTGAACTTCATTGTCTGTTGCCGAAGACGTATACACCGACTGCTGTTCATTCATAGTCGCGTCATCACTAACACGCATCGTCAGATATGCCGTACCGCTTGACAGGCCGGTTGGTGCCGTAAGGAAGTACGCGTCGATTCTCTCAATCGGCATATCATACGGAAGATAGAACTCATTGTATGTGGTTGCATCAACAAGTGTTCCAGAAAGGAACGTATTCTGCGAATGGACACCCTTCGGGGCATTAACGGCAGACAATCTACCGGAATCCTCCGAGAAAATAGCAGAAGCATCCAATTGCGGTACCGGAGGCGGCATAACCGACGAAGCCAACGGTGTTCCTGCATACGTAGAACCACCAGAGTCAACATAGGTTGTAACAAGATCGTTTCCACCCTCGGTTGTGGTTTCTACAACCGTTGCGAGTAGCGACGACGGGCCGAACAGCCCAACCGTTGTGCTGCGGTAAATCTTCCACGAAATAATTCGTGCATCTAACGGCAGGTCCGCGCTATTAATATCAATCGTTATCTTGTTCAGTGAATTAGTGCTATTGGCAGTTGGCCTAGACAGCAAGCAGTTTGGCTCTATCGCACCATCATCCACATAATCGGTAGCTGGAGCTGCCTGATTGTCGAGATAGAAATAGCTAGAATTCGTCGGGTCTTGACGGTAAACGTTCCAGCCAGTACCGCCAGTGGGCATATCTGGAAGAGTTATCGTAACGGTATTCGTAGACGTACCCGTGGGTACAAGGATAGAGGCAATATTGGCGGCCCTTGTTTCGCCACCCGTACCCTGATAGTAGGAAAGTGCATAACGATAAACACCAGGATTAAGGCTACCACCCGTAGAGGCGGTTGCCAGTATTGGAACAGTAGGAGAAGCCAACGGACTATCAGTAACAGTAGTAGCAGCCGTTGACGCTTCTGTTTCGTTATCGTACTGATCGACAAAGGACACCTTGTAGTGGTATTGGATACCACCGCTCATGGTCCCGCCAGTGTTCGCAACTGTCAGGTCGGGCAGGATGGACGGCCCAATCAGCACACCCTCAGTCGAAACGTCACGATGGTCATGATTAATCAACGTCCAAAGCAACGAATCTATCGTTTGCCTATCACGCAAGGAAAACTTGTATCCCTTATCCGAGATACGACCCTCAGCACCAAACTTTTCTAGATCAAAATATTTTGTACCCATTAGTTCACCATCGGATTCTTAAATGCTGTCCCCTGAAACACAAAACTATGTCTCAATTTGTACGTTCCACGACTACTTACATTAATCCAAAGTATAGCCCCAGTATGGGAAGGCTTGATGCCTTTGATTATGAAATCTTCATCTCCGACATCTTTAGTGATCCATTCCGCTACCCCGACAGTCACAAACGGATAATCACCACTCGTCAATTCGCCACTGACAAGCGCCACACCGGAAGAAAAGAACGGTGCGCCCTCATACGAAATCCCGAATTCCAACTCAGGTGTCATGATAGAGCCAGCACCGTTTGTTTCAAACGCAAAAACGACATTAGTGGGAGATGCCCACGTACGCCTATCAAGATCAACTCTTTTGACAACCCCTCGTGTTCCCCTCATATCAACACCACCTCATCTTGCGCTGAAAATACCGGAATCTGTCGAGCATTTGAATAACCCTTAAGGGCATTGCCTTCGAACTTGAGGGTCACGTTTGCGGTTAACGCTTTAGGCGGAGACAGGCGATGAATTATCCTCATACCAAGCTCACCTAACCCATAACCCAGCTTCTGGAAACCGATCCATCCTTCTTCGGTGAACAGAATCGAACCGTCAGTATCGAAACACCACGCAACGTCAAGGGTTCCATAAATAGGTCGCTCGCCTTCACGCCAACGTATCATCCACTCCTGAACACCATAATATGGCCCCCATCTTGCCGTACTCTCCGATCCGGAAGACCCGCCACCGATAAGCTCCATCTGTGGATTGAACGGATCGAATGTCACCGGAGCATTCTTTATCAATGTCGGAAGATAGACGCGATTAAATGTGTACCCCTCGGATTCCCATGCTGTTCCATAGTCAATCCAATAGAGCCAATCATCTTTAATCCTGGCTTGCGTACCGCGCAATCCATACCAGCCGAGTCCTATAGGCCACGGCCCGTTAGATTTATCTTTGCTTCCGTCTGGATAATTAAATGACCTAGAGGTTTGGCCTGGATTAGCCAGGTTCACCATCAGGTTTTCTATATCTCCGCCGCCGGTTCGCATCCTACGGATAGCAGCATATGATTGGTTATTCCCTGCCGGTGCTTCCGTCGACGAGTTTTCAGTCCAATATATCCAACCATCGTCATGTACCGCCATACCCATATAGCCGGAATACGAACTGTCGACACCAAGACCATACGGTAACCCAGTTGACGGATCAATTTCATACGAACCATACGAACTATACGATTGGAATAGTTGAATCCATTCCAAAGTACCGAGACTATCAATATGTGACCGACATAACCCAGCCTGACTCCCATTAGAACTCATCCAATAAATATGTTCACCATGACGTGACGGAAAGCAGTACGGGTATGCATCACCATCAATGTCGTGCTGAACAAACGTTCTATCCGATTTGTCGAAAACTACAATACCCCAAACCCCACCAGTCACATCAAACGAATAAACCTTGTCGTCACCTTCTAGCCCACTATGAAGATGCATCCAGGCTTGCGACTCACCAAACTGCCAGTCAACCATGCGGCCACTACTTGGAGGCACGGAATCCCATTGCATAGCATTGGTCCACCAATCCGCAGTTAATTGTTCCCACACCGGAGAACCAGGCGTCCTCTCAAAAAACGATAAACCCTCCGTATATGTGCCAGCACCAGAAGTTTCGGTTTGTATATGCCACAACGTACCATCAAAGAACTTGATGATTCCGCCCTGCTCGGAGTTGTTATAGTCACCCATAGGACCAAGGCCAATAGTCGTTCCGGTCCACTGATTAGAACCAACCATTTCCCATCCAGTAGTCATGGCTTACCTGCCTTGAACCAAAGTTTGGCACCAATAAAGGCACCACCCTCATCGGTAATCCATTCCGCTACCCCGACAGTCATAATCGGAATAACATCATTGACTAGAATCTGCCAAGTGTATACGTTGTCTATATACACAACCTGGTCTGCCGACCCACTGTTTACACGATACCGCAATTGCCAATACGACTCCTCACTGTCGTTAATTCCGTCAGGCGGCCAATTCGGCTGGAACCGATTGCCAACGTGGGGCAAATGTATGTCTACCTTATTCCACTGACCACCAACAATATTCGTTGTTTGAGTAATGTCGTCAACTATACGAAAATGTGCCTCGTCAGGTGAATCCCAACTGTCACCATACATTTGATCGTCAGTAGTAACTATCGTGTCAACGCCGTTATCCAGAGCCGAATCATACGCCTGCCACCAAAGATGTGCGCCAGCCTCAAACTCACAATCATCGTCGCTCCAAACATACGCAAACCCGTCCCAACCACGCATGTAGGGAGGGCCTGGTGTTCTCGCATCGCCCTTTGTCGCACGAGAGCTAGGACCTGTACCTTCTGTCGTCGTCGTAATCCACGCGTACTTATCATACGCACGATTCGGTGGCTTCATTAGGTATATGGCACCAAAAAAATCAATAGGAATCATCCAGTTAGATGAACCGGCAACAGGAAACACGTACTTCGCAGAAAATTGTCCGGCAGCACCGACACCTAAATCATGACTTTTCTCAGAAGATATTTCCCAACGTGCTTTCTGATCGTCGGTTTGTATCCAATGATTGCTGTAATTATCGGCAAAACGATAATAGCCACCATCGCCGTTAGGCCACCCCGTAGGGAGTCCAGCCGTATCCCACGCATGGGTAACGTGTTGCACCTGTTCGTAGGCAGGAAGTGAGTCGTCGTGCAACACATGAACGTCCGGTATCAGCCGTGCGTCATCCCCAAGTTCAGATATAAATTGGCCTTGATGCTCGAAACCTGGATCATAAACGATTGGGTTAATCAACATCGAATGATTAGACAAACCATACGTATCAACGTCAAGTGCGGTTGACCCGCGCGGCGGAGTAATTGCTTGAGGAATCACGACGTCGCCTACAGAATCAAATACGGCAGAATATGACAACGTTGGCGGTGAGGAGAACGCTCGCCCGAAATAAATTTCGTCTGTCAACGCTTCGCCGCGACCGCGCATAACCATATCATACGACAACGTATCATATTCTGCCCATGTTTTACGGTCAACCTCTTGTCTCTTGAGATTACCAGTAATGGACATCAGGTCGGAGCCTGCCCATAACGGGTGTCCACAACACGAATCGCTTGTGCAGCCGTACAACACACTTGCCAATGCATCGGATCACGATTCGTCGTAAAGTTCTGACCCCACGTAAACACCTTGACATAATTCCCGCTTGAATTTACGCCACGAATATGGCTCTCGGCCTTTGACGCTACACGCAAATAAGGATCACGTTTCGCTGGAGTATATTCGTAAATGGAATGCCCGACAGGAAGCTGGGCACCATTGACGTCAACCGCCGTACCCCACGAATGATTACTCCACGGCTTAGAGGAGTCATGATTGATGTGTCGAATATATTTGCCGCTTGAACTATGTACGGTAATTTCTTCCTCTATGAATATGTCAGAAAGAAGCTTAAAAGCCTTATACGCACGACTATCCACCGGACAATCGGACATACTTCCGGCATAACCTTTAAACCACAACGTCTTCTTGTACGCACTATACGGATAGTACGGACCAGTACCAGGCCAAAAAGCAAACATGTACCCATTGGAACAATTCCTCACCGCACCACCAGAAGGCGGATCGGGTGGCGAAGACGGAGGCTCGGTGGTCCCATCGGGATAACCAGGAACAGTATCATCCGAAGGAATGCTCGGGTCATAATTCGGTGGAGCGATAACAATGTCCGGCAGTTCGGGGAACATACGTCGTAGATCGTCAATACCGCGCGGAAGGGCTGGGGGAATATCCACTGGCTCCCAGTCGAACCAATCCTCCGGCAAATCAATGGTGCCGCCAGCATCTTTGTTGCACAGTTCGTCAGGCAACTGACCCACGGCACACAGATACGCAGCCAAGGCCGGAGTCATCTCATTCAGATACAAATGCCATTGCGAATCAGGGCCGTTACCGAGCCAATGAGTCTCCACGTCCATGTACCAAGTACCGGCCTTCATGTCCATCGTTGATTGCAGGCCGAGAATGTAATGAATGTATGTTTCGGAAGTCAACCGTTCGAATATGCGAATCTGGTCATCCACCTCGATACCCGGATTGCCAGGAATCTTGAACCTTGACTTACGATACGACCAGTGAATCCACAACGAAACAAGGTACGCGAACTTCTGAACCTCTGCCCTAGCCCGTTCCTCGTCGTCGAAACCCTGCCCGAACGGATAATCGGGAACAAGCATGATGCGTTGCTGTCCAGCCAACAGCCCAAGGTCGGTAACGATACCCTTATCAGTACCCCCCGAATAGAACTGTTGGTCGAGTGACGATGGCGCTTCCTCGCCCTCCGCATAGGCAGGAGCGAACGAACCGTAAATGCTCGGGTCGTCAGAAGAGACAACGATTATCTCCGACCTCAAAGCAGAATCGTCAACCGTTACGCCATAATCGAGCAAGACGTTTGCTTCCGTAACAAGCGGAATAGAATCCTCGCCTCGATACCCGTGTCCTTCAACGAAGTTTCCATTCTTCCAGATGTTCGGCGGCCTCCACACGATTCCGCCTGTCGTATCCACGTACGCAACAAAACCAAGAATCTCTTTGATCTGGTTAATGCCGTCCATGACGGACTTGTTATCCCAATAAGAAGCGTCGATACATGGCGGCTCAATCGGATAGGCACCAGAATAAAAGAAATCACCCCAGGCCCTGCCACCCTTTGCGCCCCAATCGTCACGCAAGAATAGTTCGTCGTCTGGTCCGTCCGGCCAATAGAAGCCCGCCCAAGCGACAAGCAGCTTGATGATATCCGTATAGTCTTCGGTGTTGCCGTCCTCGTTCTTGACGAGTGTGTAATCTTCGGTCGTTGTCGTTGTCGTCTCGGTAGCAGCCGTATAGCCCGACACTTCGAATTCGCGGACGCCCGCACGGTAATCGCCACCGGATATCTTCCCGAACCATTGCAGGTCGGTGAACACAAGACGCACGTAATTTGCGTTGTAAAGCCTGTCAAGTTCGATTTCAAACCAACCCTCACCGGAGGGCATATTGAACTTCTTAAGATACTTAATGTCGGACGTATTGGGAAACGCCGCAGGGTGACTCCTTTGATACGGCACCGTGGCAGTCCCTTGCCATTTCCCACCCTCCATGACGCCAACATAGAGCGTGTAATTCCCCTTCCAGGGCTTGAACCTGATCCGATTGATAGGTTCACTATTACAGGCAGCGTCTATCCATTCATACGAGTAGCCCGCATTTGGTACAGAGTTACGCATTGATATCCAATACGTAGACAAGTCTCCGTCAAACGCGTGTGATGCCCTATGGCCGTACACGCTGGCGTTGTATCCGTACCACGGATCGGCAGAGGAATCGTATCTGGAGTTCTTATGCACAGCAACATTGGTACCAATCGTTTCGGGCGTAGACGTGACACTCGTGGTCGTAGTTGATTCCTCATATTCCTTCTTGAACGGCCCGCAGAAACGCAGCGGATAATTGTCCAACGGAATAATCGGAGGATACAAACGCTGCTCAATCAAAAGCTTCGCGAAATCTCTCGCCGTGATAACCAAACTACCATCCGAATTGATTTCAACACGATCAATCAACCAATTCCCGGTCAACTCAAGCTTTGAATCGTCCCAAGGCTGAGCTGAATAGTCAGTTCCGTAACCCTGAAAGGTTTTGATGACCCTATTAGGAAGAAACACGTCAACCCAGTTAGAAGCCTGATGACCCCACGGATTAGGTTCCCCACCGCCAGGAGAAGACAGGCCACGACGATATGTATACGCGCCTGGAGAACCAATCTCGTGAAGGTCACGCAATGTTGGATGCCCCGTGGTGCCGTCATACCCGACGTCCAAATCCTGACCAGTGACTATCTGCTCAGCGTTAGTTATCGTCATCGTCAGGGTCGCGGCGTCCTGACCGAGACGACGATTAATGCTCACCGTCTCAATGTTCGGAATCTCGAACCATTCATCACCGTAAATGTTGGAGAACAACAGCGTACGAAACAAGTCATTCTTGACAGTCAGCACAGACTTCGAGATAGAGGCACGAGTAATCGGCCTGTTATCACCGACGAACTTGCCCTGTTCCCAGGTGTACCACATCTCCGACGTCAATTGCTTCATGTCACCACTATCGCTGAAACCTCATAATCGTAACGCCACTGATTCAGCGCCGTACGCTTCCTCTTGAAAGAGTAAGCCTCGATCACGACATCCCAATACGACCCTTGATCGTCCGTTACCACCAACGTATACCACTTATCGAGCTGTTCCCTCAACTCATTGTAAAACGTTTCCGCATTGACAATACCACTGAATTTCATCTTAGGAACAGAATCCTGACCCTGGAACAAAACCGTGCCACCCGTTGGTGACAACACCGTTTGCTTCTTGAATGTAGCCTTTCTCTCAGGAGGAGAGAATTCGTTCGGATTAACAGGGAACGTCCAAACAACAGCGGAACCAGTTGAACTGTCGGTGATCGTCCATTTAGCCATTAGCTCAACCCCATAGTTATGCCAGCGTTACCAGGTGCGTTCACGTTATCGTTACTGATACCGAGGGCCTTAGTGACAGCCTCCAGGTCAACCTCGTCCGAAACGAACACGTTGATATCCTGTTGCCTATTGTCCTGATAGTTCACACCCATACTGTCAGCCTGCACAGCACGACGCACCTCAAACAAGGTAGGCATACGAATCTCGGCAGGAATATTGAACCCCTGCTCAACCTCATCAACAAGA